GCCTTGACCATGATGCGGGACAGGACAACTTGCTAGGTAACCATTGCCTACTTTCTTTGCGTTACCCAATATGGACGCTATTTGTTGTGCTGACATTTAGTTATCTTTATTCAAGGGACAAAAAAACCAGAGTCTCCCCCGAAAACTCTGGTGCGGGTTGATTCAGTGATTAGCTGAACATCTCATCATCATTCATTGATGGTGCTGGTTTGCTAGGTGCTGGTTTGGCGGCTGGTGCTGGTACTTGAGTTCTAGGCACTTGAACATATTCAGGTTCTACACCATCTTGCAATGCCGCTGGTCTGGCTACCCAACTCACCACCTCAAAGAGTGGCACTCTGGTAGTTCCCTTACCAACCTTTTCGGGGCGTGAACCCTTGTACTCGACCACTGGCAACTTGCCAACATTAGAGGATGCCTGTGCTTGCACTTGCTTCCACAGGGCTTCCAAGCCCATGTTTGCACCTGCACCATTAGCACTAAACTCTGCTACTCCCATAGTCTTATTATAGAAAGTTGCCTTAAAGCCACGTTTATGCTCTGCACTTGGTTGTGTACCTTTCTGACCAAGATTGCCATCAGGTAAGAATTCAAAGATGCCAGTTGCTATGAGCATCCAACCTGTTTCCAAGTTTTCATGGTCAAAGACCGATTTCTCAAAGGTGAATTCACCATCTTGGTTAGTCCATGCGTTTGATTGGGGGCTGAATCGGATGTAGTTGCCGTTACCGCCGTTGTTTGAAAGGTTTAAGTTCATTTGATGTTTCCTGTTTAAAGTTAAAAAATGTGACAAATGTCACTGTGGGGGATTGGGATTATTGACGCAAACCCTTATCTCTGGCAAGCGTCAATCCTGAAGATATGCGGGAAGTTAACGCTTCAAGATTAGGTTTAAGGTCTTTTGTTAGCAGTTTCTCTGCCGCTGCTGGAGTGATAACTTCCTGCTTTACGATCTGTTCTATCTTGAGTCCCATACCAAGAAGTGCAGGAACAACTTGATCCTCTGATGTCCAAGACCTCAACGCACGTTTAGGTGCAAGTTGCCATCCCTCTATGACAGCACCTGATTCCATGCGTTTCAGGGCATGATCTCTCACTGCCTTGATGTAGTCTTCAACCATGTCAAACTTCATCAGCAAGACGCTAATTTGTTCCTCTGTCAAGACTTCTATAGGCGGTGCAGCTACCACTGTCTCAACAATGTTTGCTTGTGCAGGGCATATTGTTTTAGCAGCACAATATTGGCAAGCAGAATCTGAGGGTACTGGAGGAAACAAAGGGTTCAGAACATTCTCAATGGCTGGTTGCAGAATGTAATGTTCCCAATCTACCAAGTCCTGAGTTGTCATTATGTGCTTGCGTACCTCACCATGATGGGGTTGGATGATCCAGAGTTCTACAGTGTCAATGTCTTGATATAGATTCTTACTCTCTAAAGCCGCCAATGCATACAGTTTGAGTTGATCTGATTCAGCATCTACATAGCCTCTACCAGTTTTCAAGTCAGCAATGATGAGTTTGCGCTTTTTATGGCTAACAGCGTAAACATCAGCAGTACCACCGCATTTGTATGCTTGAGTTTCTTGGTAGGGTAGGAACTGCTCAACAGTAATCAGTCCCTCTTCTATTTCATCTCCAATATCCAAAATAGCGATAAGGTGTTGCTTCGCAAAATCGCAATTCTCCTCTGTCAAAACAATCTCTTCAAAGACTTTCCCTACAAATGTCATCGGGTCTGTATCAGTCCTAAAGCAATGCTCTGCCAATGCGTGAATTGCAGTTCCAATCTTTGCCGCCTCACCACTCTCTTGGTAAGGAACTGATGCTGATAACCTGACTGATGCAGGGCAAGCAATTGTTCTGGATATTCCTGATGGTCTGATGTTTAATTGTTTTGTTGCCATGATGCTCTTTCAATGTGGTGATTTTCAATGAGTAATTGGTAGGCTAGTTTTCTGACCTCATGAGATACCGCATGACCCAAATCCTCAGGGTCAAGGATACGTTTGAGGAATGTCACAGTTGCTAGGTTCTGCTTTCGTTCTTGTTCCAGTTGAGAACCCAACCAGACAATATGATCTCTAAGTGTTTGACGTTCTTTATCATCCATGATGAAACCCATAACAAGCAATTAATGCGGCATCTGATCTGCCATCGTCTTTGACTCTTTTGAAGTAGTGCATATCCTTGGGAAAGATTTCCATAGCCCTCTTGCGAGAGCCATCCTTACCACCTGTGACTTTCATAGCCTTTTGCCATTCCTGTGGGGTAACAAGAGTGGATTTAATGCATCTGGCAGCAATAGCACCCTCAAGAACTCCAAGACTACGCCCAAAGCTAAAGACCGAGGTTACGCCTTGCCCTGTACGAGCAAACACATTTTCTATGTAAGCCTCTGTAGGCTCATATTGGTTGAGGATTTCAACGAGTTGAGCAACAGATACCTGACGCTTATTCTTGCCGTTCCTGAGAACTGTAAGGGTTGGCATATCCACAACCTCAATTAGAGTACCACCCACCATCAGGGCTATAGCACCATCCAAACCAACATCAATGCCAAGTATGCGCCTAGTCATGCAAACCTCTTAAAAATGCGTGACCAAATGTATCCACCACCAACCTTAGCAATGAATTGCAATGCAACAATCTCAAACATCAAGCCGCCAAATGCAACAGTTGGAAAGACAACAGAGTCCACCAATGCGCCAGCAGTATTTGAACCATTGACACGCACCATCCAATCCCTGCCTTTAAGGTACTGATACGCCACTGCATCAGCTACCATCGACAGACTGAATGCTGCTAAAGATGCAAAGGCAATCATTCCTGTTGCTGGATTGATGGCGTAAGAAACAATACTGGCAGTTGCAATCAACCCGCCCATCTTTATGGCTAAGTTGTCACCCTCCCAAAGATCATGAAGTTTGTCTCGCAAAGACAAATCTAGACCGATCAAGACAAAGGCATTAACAAGGCTAAACCAGACTCCTAGCCAAGCAACCAAAAGATTTGCGGCAACCAATGCTGCAATGTAAATGAATGCGTAAATCATAATAAAACTCCTTGTTCAACTTGATGAAAACCCCATACTGCTGGTGCGTTATGAGCCTCAATCCTGCTTCTCATAACTTGAGCTCTTGCCTCTTTTGTTGGCGGAGGATAGTTTCCGCTTCTCCACTTTCCATCCATCCCAACATTTCGGGCAATATTTGTGGAGTCAGCAGAGCAAAATGGCAACTTGGTGAAAATGGCAGGATCAAGCATTCTCAATCCATGTAACTTGCATGATGGTCTGCCTTGGTCATCACAAATAACTCTCATAGCTTGACCCATTTTTGACCACCACTGAAAAGTTCCAATGGTTGCATATTCACCTGAACTGCCAATGCAAACCCGCACATAAGTATTCGCCAATTGTTCAAGTCTTTCAAGTGATTCATGCATATGCCATACAGGTGCGCCAAACCAGTTAGGCAAAGGACTATCACGCAACAAAGCATCATTGTCCTGCTCTGTGCCATCAATGACATCAGGTAAAACTGCAAAGTCACAGGATGGTATTTTCTTGAGGTTTAATGCCCAATCGTAGAAAGGTTGCCAATTTGCAACAGGAGTTCCCGACTTCCATGCACTGAATGCACCATTATCAATAGCAAATGATTGGCAGACATCTATTGCGGTTGACAGTTGATCTGGATGGGCAAAGGAAACAAAGGCATGACCAGCCTGTACAGCATAGTTTGCAACAGGGGTAGGAGTGATAGGTAGCCCATGATAGTGAATCAAGAAATTAACTCCTTAATCGCCTTAAAACGTGCCTGAATTAGGGAATCTACCGACTCATCTAGCCGCCTAACAGTGGTTACCAGTGGTATCGTTCTACCAGTGGCATATCTGGAGACTTGAGCAGGGTGAAAGCCAGCATGACGAGCAACATCGGTGATGGTGTAGCCAGCCACTTCAGCCTTTTCCTTAATGTTTTCAATGGTTTGCATGGTTTGTGTGTTCATAGTATGGGCGAGTCTATAGACTTTTAATTCATTGGTCAAGCCCTTTGTGATTTAATAGTTGAGTTAATTGTGGGGGATTGGTTAAATAAGTGTTGACTACCTGATTGATTTCTATATGATTGGCAACTGTCAGCAACCTAACAGGAGAATTGAAAATGAATGCAAACCAAAGCAAAGCCTACTTAGCAAGAATTGACGCATTTGCAATAACCCGCAATGCGGTTGCTCACGCAGAAAATTGTTTAGAGTCATCTAGCGGATGGGATGTTGAAAGCCTTGGCTACAACATTGAATGTAATTTCCCTGAAATTGATTCAGACAAGTGCGATGCAATAGCTGTAGCAGTAATGCGTAAAGCATCATTCAACTACAACGCACCATACAACCCTCAATTCCTTGGCGCACAACCCGCTTGTGCTAATCAAGACTATTAATCCAGCGGGGCGAAAGCCCCATCTTTCAACCCTAAAGGACAATTGAAATGACACTTAAACAAACCCTACAAGCCACAGTAATCGGATTGATTCTCTCTGTGCCTTTACTGATTGAGATTGCAAAGGAGTTAGTGAAATGAACAACCCACCAGCATTTCCAAATGATGCAGTAAAAGACCCTTTCGATAGATCGGGAATGAGTTTGCGTGATTACTTTGCGGCAAAGGCTATGCAAGCATGGGAATCAAGAAGCGATCTGGATGAGATGCCTGATGATCTCAAGGCTAAACAATGCTACAAAATTGCAGACGCAATGCTGAAAGCGAGGGAAGCATGAGCATCGAAAAAGACTTAGAGCAATTGATTACCAAGATTGCACCATCCAAAGACATTGCTGGCGGTTTTATGAGTCGCAACGACATCATCCAACTTATTCGTAAGGTTGCAACAGATGCATCTCTGATTGGGTACTGCCACGCTGAAAAGTTGACCAGAGAACGCATGGAGAAGAAGTTAACCATGCTAGAACAAGAGTTGACCATCATAAAAGACCAACTCAAGGACGCTGAATTTGATTTGATTGCTGCCAACAAATGAAGCACTGGCACAAAGTTATCTTATTGATATTTTGTGTTAGCGCACTCTTTTACTTTGACTCAAAGGAGAAACCAAATGTTAGAAACAATAATAAATTTCATGTT